CGTATCCCACTCAGGTACTTCTATTGCTTTAACCTCAATCTTATCGAAATGAGATTTAGCGTTATCTAGTACACCCATTTACACAGCAGCCCAAGTAACAACACCATCTACTTCAAAACTAATAGATGTCTCAACCATGCCGTCCAACGTAGTTGATACACCCTTCTCAGTAATGATTGCCGAGAATGAAGCAAAAATATCGCCCGTGGTAGCACCTTCGGGGTATAGCTTTAAGCTAACTCCTTCAGCACCAACCGTCATAGCACCCTGACCCGTTGTATTAGTTTCATCCCAAAAAGCGGTCATTGAGCCACTTGCTGAAGTTAATCCTGATTTTTTGGTTCTTGCTGTATCGCCTAGAGTAGTATCGTCAATCGTCTCAGCCGTTTCTGAAATACTCCAGTCCTTTACTTCCGCAATTGTCACAGAACCTACTTTTGCTACACCTTCACTACCTTTATGATTTGCCATTGTCTTTCTCCTTTGACTTAATTAAGGGCTTCAATACCCATCCAAATTTCTTCATTTCTTCTACCTTGCTTGGGTGAGGGATTACACCTTCACCACCTTCAGGTGGATATAAAGTTACTGTTTTCATTATTCATCCCTCCAATAAGGAATAGTTACATTTAGCTGATGCCATACGTCACCAGTACCAATAGTTTCAATATTTGCCACATTACAGACAACATCATTGAAATTCTTACTATCAAAAATCTTGGCTACCGTATCGGCATACCCTCTAGCGGTACTAGTTCCTGTATCTCTTGGTACAAAAATCTGAACACTCACTAAGCCTATATTCCTCTTTAAGCCATTAATTGCTCGATAACTGCTACTACCATTCAACACTTGGAATCTAACCCACCCTGAGTTGTTTGGTGTGTCAAACGCTACGTTATCCCAAGAAATAGGCGTATCTTGCCAATATTTCCTAAATCTGTTCTCAAGCGCTAGTCTTTCATTAACAAAAGACATTACAACGACCCTCTAATTTCATTCACAGTAATTGCCACCATGCCCTCTCTAGCCTGTTTACTAGTACCGTTTTCTAGGTCGTGTATATAATCTAAAGAATTCGTTATATAAATAGGATTTACGCCATCGCCTTTCTTAATGCTAATTGCGTTAGGTCTTGTAGCGTCTAATTTGACTGTTCTATCAATACTATTTACAGATACTATCCAATTACCTCTAGCACGTCCTGTATCTACAGGAGTTTTCTTAACCACCATGTTAAACGCATCAAACACAATCTTACGAACAGCCACATCTAAAGCAATACCAGTTTTTTTACTAAACCGCTGAATGTCGCTATTAAAACTCATCCTAGCTTCCTTAATTTCAATGAGTATGAAGCACCTACTGGGTCTTTCTTTATATCAGTCACAGTATAGGTTTCAGAACTACGAACCAACTTATCATCAGTCTTAGGCGTGAATGTCAAACCCTTAGAAGCAAATAAAGCTGTAATTTCACCTGTATAAGCAGAATCCACCATATCACTACTACCTTTGCCTGAAATGGTATTATCATCAAATGAGATAATTGCATTAATGGTATAGCTTGTTTCTACTGATATGTTTTGACCTGTGTACACGTCATATTCACCTTTATTAGTTGAGATGTAAGTGACACTTTCAGCTATGTCACCTACTGCGGTAACTGCTGAACTTACAGCGTCTAAAATAGCATCTCTAAGACCCATTTACGACCTCACAACTGACACCGTACCAAACTTAGCACGAGCATGGATAGCACCCCAACCTCTTAACATTTCTTGAACAATAGAGGGCAATACACCTGCTGTATCAGTTTTGTCAAAGTTCAACTTAATTGAGCCTACTTCTAAACTTTCGAGTCCTTTACCTTGAGCATCGCCTGTTGAATCACCTGCTAATAAATGTCTAGCAAATTCAGCGACTGCGTTTTTAATAGGGTTAGGAATTGTAGTTGAGCTGACCGTATAACCGTCATCAGTTACGCCTGTTCTACCCCATGCTAAAGCTTGGGCTTCTGTCGCTTTTAAACCTGACCAATCTACCTTTTCATCTAAGATACGAGTAGACATCTTTAATGCTATTTCTTTGTTGGCAGTTGAAGCACTAGACCAACTTGTGGAATATAAATGGTTAGTGTGATACGTGTCGGACTCAGCTACTGTAGTGTAACTATCAGCATTTGACCCATTAGGTGTCGCATCTAAAGCCATAATAATTCCTTAATAAGTACCCCCGACCTGTTCACATTTAGTCGGAGGATTTTTTATCAAACAGTATTAGTTATTAATACCCTTTAACATTGCTAGACCTTTCTCCGAGAAGTTCGCTAGACCGTTGTAGAACTTAACACGAGTAATTGTCTCGTCTTTAGTTTCTGACGCGCCTAACTCTTCTACAGATACACCTGCTGAAGCTGAAGCCGTAAGACCTGCGATACCGTGAGACATAGAACCATCGTCTAAAGTACCCATCATAATAGAGGTACAAGTTGAAGATGTACCTTGCGTCTGACCAATCGGAATGTAGTCGTTGCGGAAGATAGGAATACCACGGTAAGTAGGCACTGTAGCGCCTGATGGTAACTCAATAACTTCACCAATACCAGCACCACCTAATGCTCTCAATAGAGCGTAGTAAGAACGAAGAGTACGAGCATTCATCATCATGTAGTCTACTTGACCGTCCTTGTCTGTTACTAAGTCGATTGTTTCGTCTAAAAGGTCGTATGATAAAGCTGAACCATTAGTCGCTCCTGCTTTAGTTTGACCTGCTGCTACTAATGATAATAGACCTTTGATTTGGTTACTTGAACCAGTACCATTAATCATCTTATCTTGGAAAGCACGACCAATTGACTTCGCTTTAGAAGCAACCTGTGCAGCTTTTTGGTCAGTGATGTTTGAGCGTGTAGCTTGAATTAAGCCGTTAACCTCAGCATCACCTACTAATGTAGTCAAGCTAGTGGTTACTTGCGTAAACGTAGCTGCTGCCTTACCTGCTGCGATTGAGTCACCTACGCCTGTCCACTGTGACGCGCCCAGTAAGTTCTCGCGGTTGTAAGCAAGTGAGTTACCATCGATAGATTGAAATGGTAAGATGTCATAAAATGGATTGACTGTAATGATGTTTTCAATAACACCAGCTACAAGCATATCCTGTGATAATTTAGCTGATTCAGCTAGAGTGACGGATGCCATAGTGCATTCTCCTAATTTTTGCCTATAGTGAAAAATAAAACAGGCAAGTTAAAATATAAACTTACTACTCTTATTTCCACGGGAAAAATGTAGGATACAAATGCCACACTGTGACGTTTAGTTTTATTTTAAACCATATTTCTCCTTATAATTCAAGTATTTATAAAAAAAAACCCCCCAATTAAGGAGGGAAAAACGAGGAGAGCTTTTTTTGGTTAATTCTTTGCGAAACCTACTTGTAGCTTCTCTAACGGACTCAAATCTCTTGACCCTGCACCGACATAATTCTTACCGTGTTCAGAACCACCGCCATTAGATGACTTGAATAAGTGAGGGGCTACTTCCATTTGACCCTTGACCCACTCCTGAACTGACATAGGCTCTGACGTACCTTCACCATAGATAACATTACCATTCGGATCATGAGGTACTGCTTTACCATCTTTGAGTGAGAATACCGATTGAGAGCGCAATAGAACATCGTCAACACCTGTATCAACAACACCAGCTTTTGTAGCTGAGTCTCTAACCGCATTGTCGATCACCAGTGTCTCAAGTTGTTTATTCAAAGTGCCGTTAAGCCCTTGAACCTTATCTAATTCTTGGTTGTGCTTCTCGCGCATTGACTTAGTTCGCTCTTCTAATAACTCATCAATCTTGCCAGCATCTAATAGCTTTTTATCTTTCATAGCCTGTTGCTGCTTAACCATATCGTTATAGCCTTCAACATCAATACCCTCAAACTTAGTATTCATTGATTCCATGTCTTTCATTAACTTCACATTGTTAGAACGAAACTCATCTAGTTTAGTTTTAACCCCGTTGTACTCATCTTCTGAATACGTCTTTACCTCTTCTTCAATCATTCTATTCTCCGAATAATAGTGCCACTGACACTTGTTTTAAAAATCTAATTTATTTGCTTGTTTTTCTTTTCCATTTCTGCTTTCATTTTTTTTCTAATAGCTTCTCTCTTTGAAGCCTCTAAAAGTGATAACTCTGTATATTCATTCATTACATTAACTCCAATTCAATTACTGTTATCTTTCCACGTACCAATATCGGGTCAAGCTCAAACTGTATTAGCTCAGAATTACCCATCTTCAGTATTCTTCCTTGACCTTCGGCATAATCTTTTCGTATTTTTTTCAAATCATAATCTTTTCCAAACGCTCTTTTTAGTCTCCCTCTGTGCATTGGGTCATTTAAATCAATATCAATATAATTTCGTCTAAACGTATCTTTACCTTCTGTAGTTATACGGATAATTTTCATTCTTGAGTTTGGCTTAATAACAACCTCCTCCTCCCAAGGTGCGGTTGATAAGTCTTTAATATCATAGCCTTGTTTTTTAACACCCTTTACTTTAAACAATACCGCAACATCACCCTTCGACAACTCTTTCATGTCTATGAATCCCTTGGCAATTTCATCAGATTTAGTAAATGACAATGGGGTTACATCATTTACAACATCCCCAACCTTCAAGTTCTCTACGAAGTCTGCTAATTGAGCCTGTGTCTTAGTTCCTGTAGCTGAAGAAAACACCTCGTCTTTTCGTAAAACACTCATACCTCTGTACAGCATAGAGCCATCATGGTTTCCATCAAGCTTTTCAAATGTCTCTTTCATCATTTGTGTAGCTTTTGATTTGAACACCCCTTCAGCAAACTCAACTTTATAGTCTATGTAGTTATTAGTAGTCCAAAAACTAAAGGCATCTTCTACTGATTCAGGGTCTAGTTCGCTTTGCGCTCTAAAAAGGGCATCGTCTAATTCTTCTGGTGTCCGTGCTTTTTTACCTGAACGGAATAATTGCCTCCCCTTCCCAGCAGTCTTCTTTGGCATCTTAACAACTTTAAACTTCTTAGGCTTATCCAGCTTAATATTCAACTGCTCTAAAGTTAAGGCGTTACCTGATTGATTCACCATATCAGTAAACTTCAGACTCCCCTTATTCCATAGGTCAAACTTCGTAGAGCCTAGCACGTCACGTT